ACCACCACCACCGCCGCCGATACCGGCTTGGGCAGCACGGTTAAAAGCAGCCTGTTCGACCGTCATTTGACGGATAGCGTCGGCTCCCATCAAGTTGTACTGGGCGATTTGTCTGGCGGCGTTTACGCCTTCATACGCCAGCTGGACGGCCTGCTTTTGAAGTTCAACAGCAGCGTAATCTGCTGCGTATGCTTCACCTTTTGCCGCTCTTCGAGCGAGGTCAGCTTGAGCTTCTTTGAGTTTGATGTCACTACTGATAGCAGCAAGCTCAGCTTTTCTTTGTTCTTGCTGTACTTGTAAAACTGTTTGTTGGTAAATCAGTTTAGCACGCTGGAGCTGCAGCTGGTACTGCTTATCGGTATCGCCGGCATTTGTCGCCCGCTGCATCTCTAGATCGTTAAGCGCCAAATACGCGGAAGTGGCGGCAGAAGCAATCGAGGCTTGCTGGTCTAAACGGGTAGCGGCAGCTGTGACAATACCTTCGGAAAGCATCGCCGTTGCGCGTAACTGACTTTCTTGCATTTTTTGTATTTTCAACTCTCTTTCTCTATCTTCGACCATTTGGAAGCTGAGCTCAAGTTGCTTTATTTTTTCACCATAAATACGTTTTTCTCCGTCTACCAGCTCTTCAAGTTTTGTAAGCTGGTCCGCTGTTAGGCCAGCGCTGCTGGCTTTGATTTCAGCAATTTTTGCCTCCAGCTCGGCACGTAGTTCTGTTATTTTTAGGTCTTTTTCTAGTAGTTTTTGTTCTTCTTTGCTCGCACCAATCATCCGCCTGCTTATGTCAGTACGGTCTTCTTCTAACTCAAGAACCTGTTTTTGAGCACCTATTTGTTTGTTTAGCTCAGCTAACTGATTTTCATACTCCGCTGTACCTTGTAAGGAACTTTGGTATGCTTGGTCTAACAGTGACTTAAACCCTGGTATAAGACTAAGAAGTTTGACTGCTCCTGTAATAATTAAATTAACTAGCGCCACAATGCCTTGAACGGCACGCAGTATTGCGGTTAGTGCAAAAATAAACGGTGTACCCAAGAATCCCAGCAGCGTTTGTACGCCTTTAGTGAGGCCGTCCCAGGCTTTCTGGAGTTCGTTTACAGCTGTGGCGGCTGCTTGGACGCCCAGTCCACCTACATCTCCGGTTTGAGTAAAGACCTCTCCACGGATGAGTTCTTGGGCTTTTGTATAGTCACCTAGCTTTTTAGCAGCAGTTACTTGGCGCTCAATTTCTGCTGTAAACGCAATGCCCTGTTCGCGCAAACTGGAGTAATTATTACCCACTAAAGCAAAAGAGTTGCCGAGTTTGGCTGCTGATTGAACAGCCTGATCCAGTATCTGACCGATGGCCCCACCGAGAATTTGGCCGCCAAAACCACTACCAAAAAACGATCCGACCGCAGAGCCTAATACGCTACCTGCTCCACCTCCAAACAGCAGCGGAAAACCTACACCTAAAGCTAGATTCTCGCCAAACTTTCCCGCGCCTCCAAATTGAGCGGTTTTTTTAGCTAAGCTAGCTGTGAGAGAGTCTTGCTTAAGTAGAGCGTTGCTTTGATCTAAAATTAAATTTAACTTAAGACGCTGGTACAAAACATCTGTACGCAGATTTTTGTTTATCTGTTCTTGGTAAGTAATTTGCTCTTGTTCTGCACGGTTTCTACGTCCACTTTGCACAAATGCTTGACGTCGAGCAACCTCAAAGTCTCGTACAGCTTGGGGCTGTAATCCTAATGCTTCTCTTTGAATATCATTAAGTTTTTTAGCATAAGTTTCGGCTGCACGGGTTGTATCTGCCCATGCTTCGGCAAGATTTTTTACGGCGACCTGCGAACCTTTATCTTGTTGTACCATTGCGGTTTCCCGCAATAACTCTTGAAAAGCAATCTGTTGTTGTGTTACAGCGTTTATAGATTTTCCTATTTCTTTGTTTCCGTTTACCCAGTTACGAACATAGTCATTTACTTCTTTACTTAATTGGCCTGAAAGATCTCTTTCTTTTCCTTTTCCGCCTACATTTAAGGCTATAGGTGTTTTATTTAATGTGTTGACTATATTACCAATTTTTTCAAGGCGTTCTTCCAGTAAAACTAAGTCCCGAAGACCGGAAAGCAGTACGTTGATTTTTGCGTCGTAAGAGGCCGCCACTACATCTGCCTAATCTTGCGTACGATCAGTCTACCGAATGAAAAGCCGCCGGATTAGCGGCGGCGTTTGGCTTTTTCCATTTCCTTTTCCTGGTCCTCGTTGAGGATCTGGAAATAGGCGCTCCAGCCGATTAGCTCTTCGGCGGTCATGGTGGTGGCGACTTGGCTGAGGGTTAGCCCCAGCTCTTTGGCCACGCCAAACTGGAGCATTAGCCAGTTGTTTCGGCGAAGTTGGGCACTCAGTTCTTTGGGTCGATGGCTTCGCTGTCGTCGGTGAGGATGGCCAGCATCAGAGACTGGAGATCCTTGTCCTTGACTTCGTTCTTGAGAATGTCGATTTCGCCAGCGGAAAAAAGTTTGGTGCCGTTTTCGTCCATTGCCTTGGCGATCAGCAGTTGGAGGGCGAAGGCGTTGGCGTCGTCGGATTTGGCTTGTTTTTGGGCGCGTTCGCGTTCGGCCATTGTTAATGGTGCTACCCACATCTCAAATTTGCTGCCATCGGATAATTCGACGACTTTCTTGATGGGCTCCAGATTGGCCGCCTTGCGCAGACGATCTATGGCGCGGAGTGAACTGGAAACAGGCATACAGATCCTGATGGTCTGTTGTTAGTGTAGCGCAGTACAAATAAAAAGTCCCGGTTTTTGGGCCGGGACTTGTCCCAGTGGGAAAAGCTATTAGGTCTTGGAGAAGTCGAAGGTAGGTGTGGCTGCTGGGCGGAAGTTCACAGTCACAGACTGGGCATCGTCCGGGTTCACGTTCAGAGTCGCAGAGGTTAGTACGGCGTCAAAGGCGATTGACCGGCTAAGTGTGTCGCTTAGCGAACCGCCGCTAAATACCTGATCAACATACAACTTGAAGGCGGCGCCGACTTGCTGGCGCTGAAGTACGTCCTCGATCATCCGATTGGATAGTGCGGCGTCCTCGTTGGTCATGTAAGCCGTGGCTGTGCCAGAGCCCTCGGCAAAACCGGCGATATAGCTGCGGAAAGGAACATACTGACCAGGAGTTTGGCCGATTGTGGTGACGTCAATGTCGGCTCGTGTGATCTCAAAGCTCCAGTCGCGAACTTGGCCGACAACAGCGAAGGTGCCATATGCCACTCGAAACTCGTTAGGAGCGGCGAGCGTACCGTCGTCAGTGATCGGCAAAATTACCCCGCCGGCGGTGGCAGATACTGTTAATGCGCCAGTGGATGCGGTGTAGCTCAGCACAAAATATGTGGTGCCTGCCACGATTGGAGAAGGCAGAGTGCCAGAACCTGCACCACCGGTTTGAGTATTGACGATGCTGAAAACAACAGGATCGCCAACCTTAAAATTTAGAAAAGATTCGACGGTGATGACGTCGGTGGCAACGTTGACGTTGGCTTCACCAAAGCCGCCGACAGTGCCGGCGGGCTTGTAGTACAGGGCGCCGGACGTGCCGGACAAGACTGTGATGGCCATAGGGACTTACCGAGGGGGGTGAGTAGTGGGCGGGCACTGGCCGGCTTATATCAGAATAGCAACAGTCCTCAACTAAGGACTGTTGCCACCCAACTTGTGTCAACACGACCTACGAAATGAGGTGCTTCCTCAGTTGCGGAAAATGTAGGGCCATTGATTTCGCCAACCTTAAAATAAACGCCGCTCGTGCCTTTGGTGGAGTTGTTGATTGTCTCCAGTACGCTTACGGCTGTGTTGAGCAAAACTTGATTGCGGGCGGGGCCTTTGCCCTTCTCTGTAAAAATGCGGATAATAATTGCGCCACGCGCATTATCGACACTAGAGGTAAGCGTGGGTTCGTTGGTAATGCCGAAAGTAACATTGACGCGGATATATTCGGTGGTCGTGTTGGCGGGGACAGCTGTGATGTTGTCGAAAAAAACCGGTACGGCTGGCACCAATGCACCAAAGGCTGACAGCAGTGGGTTTTCAACGGCGGCGCGGATTGCTTGGTAGTTCATATTTTGAAACCTAATTTAACACCTTTTTCTAATGCTTTTTGCAGACCTCCGCCCCCTGCATAGGTTGCGTACCAGTCGAGTTTTGCAGTGCTTTTTGCCTCGCCCGTGCCCTCTCGTACATCACCACGTTTGCTGGTTCCGGCGGGGCGTTTACCTTCTTTTACTGGCGTTTTTATCGGACCAAACTCATCAGGTGGGTAAAACTTGCCTTCTGCTAGGTCTAAAGCGTATTCGGCATACGGCTGGGTGTTTTCAATGGTAAATTTGACCGCTCTACTCACTTCTCTCCTACCTAAGGAAAGTTGCGGAATATCTGAAAGTTGGTATGGATATTCGCCTACAGCATTTCCGCTGGCGCCCTGTCCTGCAGGAACAGCAATCCAGCTATCTCTAAATTCTCCTGAGTATGCCGGGCCTTCACGGCCTAAGTCATTCATAACCTGTACGGCTGTTTGACGGCAGGCTTCGTTTACAGCCTGTAGAACGTCTGTGCTGACATTTCGCAGTTCTCGTCTAAGACTGCCTATACGTCTTGCCATTACTGGGGTCTCGCTATGAGGGTGTGGAGGACTGGGTTGTCGCCGCGGTAGCTGGTGATGGCGATGATTTTGGCTTCGCGGGTGGCGCCAGCCTGGGTGTATTGGATGCGATCGGCTTCGGTAGGGTAGTACGTTCCAAGCTCGCTGTTGCCGATGATGACTTTGAGGTCGGTGGTTTGGTACAGACCTTCGGATTCGCGGGGTGTAAGGCGCGTAATGACGCCTTTCAGGGTGACATTGGTGTCGGCGCCAGTGACATTGCCGGTAGTGGGGTCGTAGGTGCGGGGTGTAGTGGTTTTGATGTACGTGATGGTTTGGCCCCAGTCGGCAAGGATGCCGGCAGGGATTGAGGCAAAAGTATCGTCAATCAGGCTCATGTCAGCCTCGGAATAGACGGACAGCGTAATTAGCTGCGCCACCCATGCAGTAGGGGCCGAGGTAAGTCTGGAGCCACGGATAGACGTCAAAGACGTTGTTAATGACGCCGCTGGTTTGGCTGGTTTTGTTGTACTTGACTTTGAGTTCGCCTAGCTCTACTTCGTCGGGAATACCGGTTGTGCCAGTGGTGCCAGTGATGGCGTCTGTATCGTTGGCTAGAGATCGAGCCAATTCAAAAGTGGCGACTTTGATGTCGGTGGGAATTAGGCTGCACGCCAAGTCAATGTCATCGATTGTGTAATCTTCACGCGGCCATTTGAGGGCTTGAGTGGTGGTGCAGCGGTCGCCGTAAAAACTCAGGGCGTTGATCCAGCGGGTGGCGGAAATAAGAGCGCGGTTCTTTTGGTCGTCGGTTTTGTTGGTCCAGGTGGACGAATCTGGAACTGTCTCGAAATAGGTGTTGGCAGCCGCCAGCGTCACATACGAATTGGCCGAAGCTCCAGCCAGAGTGGCATCAATGGTGGCGGCCACGGCTTAATACATCCTTTGTTTGAGTCTAGCGTCAGTCTTGGATTTCCTTGTTTTGGGGGGATTGTTAAGAATTACAGCGTGGTAGACCTGTACGCCGGATAGCTCCAAGTCGGCGTGGGCTTCGGCGTGTTCGCCGTAGGGGACATCAATGAAGGAGCGGAGGTTATCCTGTAGTACGAAAAGCCGCACTGTTTTCATGATTGCGCGTAAAGCTGCTTCTGCTGACGTCAGCCTAGAAGTTAAGGAGGTGGTTGCTCCAGATCCCAAGAAGCCGCGGGAATGGAGTGCTGTGGCTAAAGAGATTCGACAGTTGCGGGAGTCGGGCGCGACTGTGCCTGATATCTGCGAGAAACTGGAGGTTTCGTATGTGCTGGTTAATCAGCTGATTTTGCAGTCGTACAAGATGGTCATTGACTCAAAGTATGTGTTTGAGCGCCAGGAGAAGTTGCGGTTGGGGATTGATTGACATAAAAAAGGGGGCTCCGAGGAGCCCCTTTTGTTTGATCGAGATTGATCAGCTGTAGGCGGTGGTGTCGAACGGGGTGTTGACCAGCAGGCGGCAGATGGGCACCATTTTGGTGGTGGCGAACACGAGGTTCCAGTTGCCGATGGTGGTCAGGTTGGCGTTGGTGGGGTTGTCGGTGCCGCTGGCCCACTTAGTACCAGTGATGTGGTAGCCGTAGTGGTA